GCTGCCACCCCAGTGCGTCTCAGCACGGCGCATGATCTCGGCCACCAGCATCGTCTCAGCATCCATGCTCGCAGTATGAGGGGGGTGGCGCCCCCGTGACTACGCCCCAGCGGGTCGGGCCCGGGATACCGTACGTGACGCCGCAGCTGCTCCGGTCGGCGCCGACAGGGATCAGCTGGGCATCGATCCCGGCCGGCCGGGAGGTCACCCCGGCGGACCGGCTGGCCGAGCAGGCGAACATCTGCAACCGGGCGTCGGCGTGGGCGGATGAGATCGCGTTTCAGCCTTTGCGGGCCACCCTGGACACCGAGCAGTTCTCCGGCCCGGACTACCGGATGACAATCCAGCAGGCAACCGGGAACGTGCGGATGATCCTCAAGCGGTGCCCGATCCTGCAGGTGTCCGCGATCCAGGTGTCGCCCAACTCGTTCCCGCGCCAGTGGCAGTCCCTCGCCCAGGGGCAGTGGGATATCGAGTATCCGGTGATCGGCATCTACGGGTCCAGTGCCCCGGGATCCTCCGGCAGTGACGGCGGCCAGGCGATCGTCTTCGCCCCGTCCGCGTCGTGGGGGCTGGGCCGGAACGGGTTCGTCGCCCGGGCCACGTACGTGAACGGCTGGCCGCACGCAGGCCTCGCCGCGGCCGCGGCGAAGGGCGACACCGCGATCCAGGTGGACGACTGCACCGGGTGGGCAGTGCCGTCGGAAATGAACGGCGCAACCGGGGCATCCGGGATCATCTACGACTCAGGCGCCCAGGAGACGGTGACCTGCACTGCCGCGACGGCGACGGCCGGGCCCGGCACGCTGACACTAGCGTCCCCGCTCGCCTACCCGCATCAGGCCGGGGTGATCGTGTCGACCCTGTCCGCGTCGGCGCAGTGGGCCGTCATCATGCTCGGCGCGCAGGAGGCACTCACCCGCGGCGCGACCGCGACCACCGTGCAGTCCGTGCCCGGATCGGGATCGACGTCGGGCACCGGCGGCGGGGCTGGGCTGAACGCCCGTGACCTGATCGGGCAGGCGACCGCGATCCTCAAGCCGTACAGGCCGACAATCTGATGCCGATCGCCTCCACACTCGCAGTCGTGAAGAACCTGCTCGTCGACCTGCCGATGCCCGGCGGCCTCCCGGACATGGCCGCGTACATCACGCCGCCGGACCCGAACACGGAAACGCAGATCCCCACCGCCTACGTGTGGCCAACCGAAGGCGACGAGTCCCGCAACCCCGACAAGGCCGGGACCGTACCGCGGAACTCAGGGCCCGGCACCGCCTCGGGCGACAAGGGCATCGAGCACAGCATCGACGTGTACATCGTCTGGGAGGCGTCCGACGAGGAACCGGACATCGACTCCCTGTTCCCCGGCATCGTCGACGCGGTCATGGCAGCGTTCCGGTTCAGCAAGGACCCGGCGCAGGCAGTCGACCAGTACACCGGGGAAGCCAGCACGCTGATCGACCTCGGCGAGAACATGTCGTACCGGATCACGCTGCGGTCGCTGATCGAGCAGGCCTACAACCGGTACGACTGCCTCGTCCAGCTGTCGGTACTCGAAGTGATCAGGGCTTAGGAGGCCTCGTGTACGTCTACACCGGAAGCGCACCGCGCACCTACGCCGACTACGTCGACGACGCGACCGGTCGCCAGCTGGCGGCGGAACCCGGCGCCCAGTACGAGATCCGCGCCGTGTGGGACAAGCTTCCCGTGCCGCCCGCTGACGGGTTCTGGGAAACCGTGGAGATCGTCACGGCGACGGTGGAGGCCCCGAAGACGAAGACCCCGAAGACGCCAGCGGCTCATCCGGAGTAGCGGCGACAGCGAATGCCCGGAGGACTGCCGGCACCGGAAAGCGTCACAGGCTCGCTCCTAGCACCGCCGCCCGGACTCGAACCGGGGCCCCGGGCGCGACCCGGAAACTCTCTGCCTGTTGAGCTACAGCGGCGAGACTGAGGCTAGTGCCTCACGGCTTCCACGCCTCCTGATAGCCGGGACGGTGCCGGTAGCCGGTGCCCAGCAGCTTCACGGTCCGGCACACGCCAGCGCCACGGACGCCGCCCATGGCCTCGTAGTGGCAGGTGACGCAGCCCCGGTCCTGATTCGCGCCCCCGCGAGGGATGATGCTGAATTCCTCGTACGCCTCATCGCGATCGTCGCGGGTGAGGATGTAATGCTCGTCCAGGATCGCTAGCTCAGCCTCAAGCCGGGCGGCGTTCTCGCGGGCCTCGAACCAGTGATACTCACCCTCGCGCTCGGCGACCGATTCGAAGTGCGCCGCACGCTCACGCTCGCTTGCCATCTCGGGACCGATGATGCGCCGCAGCCACGCCGTCAGGTCATCGCTCACCCGGCAACCTCTTCCCTGATCTCCTGCGCCTCCGCTTCCGTCATGACGCCGAACCGTACAAGCAGGGACAGGTATTCCTCCCCGTCAGTCACGTCGGACATGACGGCCATCGCGATGGGGTCCGGGGCGCTGCGCGGGATCAGGTTCCTGAACTCCCATCCCGGGGGCACGCGAACGTAGTGCTCCGGATGCTCCGGTGTCAGGTCGTACGGGACCAGCTCGTCATCGGTCACTTGCCGCGCCTGTACTCGAACCGCATCCCGTCGGGCAGCAGTGCCGACAGCTCGGCGGTGATCTCCCGCGCCCGCTCCGGGATCGCCGTGGCGAACGCCGCATTCTCGGCGTCCACTTGCTTCCGTGCGGCGAGGTACGACCGCGCCTCGTCGGTGTCCAGCGCGTCGTGCATGACCTCCGGCCCGTAGATCTGGGCGAGCTGCTCACGCAGCGGATCGTTGCTCACCTGTCCATCTTCCCCCGCCCGGGGGTTTGTTCTCGCACCCTTTAGGAGTCGTGTGCCCCTTGGCGGCCCGAACGTCTTTCCCTCTTCCAAGACCTGGCTCGGCGTCACCCGGGAGCTGACCGCCGGGTCCGCGCTGATGCCCGGCGCTGCACCCGGTATTGCCGGGATGCCGTCGACGATCCCGCTCGACAAGTCCTCGTTCGAAGTGGAGGACATGCCTCACTTCCTGATGGACGAGTCGATCCGCGGGTCGATGGGCAAGACCTTCGCGGTCATCCTCGGCCCCGAGGACGCGACGTTCTCCTACGGCGGCCCCTTCTATGGCGACATGGAAGGGTTTTTTCTGGACAACCTGTTCGGGGACCTGTCCAGTACCTACACCGGGACCCCGGCAGGGTCGGCGACAGCCGCCACCGCAGGCAGCGTCGGCGGCACGACCCTCACCCTGTCCGCAGGGACCGCGTTCACGCAGGGCGGGTACGCGCAGATCGGCACCGGCTCCACCGCCGAAGTGGTCGCGATCAGCGCCGTGGCCGGGTCGGTGATCACGTTCTCCCAGACGCCGCTGCGGTTCGCCCACGGCACCGGCATCACCGTCGCCGGGATCGGCGCCACCCCCAGCGCGCCGTTCAGCCACGTGTACAACATCCTCAACAGCCAGCTCGGCTACGGCGGCGCCTACGGCGCGCAGCCGCCCACCCACACGTGGATGGACTACCTCGGCCCGATGACCGGGCAGGGCTCCGGCGTGCCGTCCAACCCGTACGGTGCCCGCCTCTACCCCGGTGCCTGCGTCGCGCAGCTGGACCTGACCGGCAACAGCGAGCAGCTGCTCGAGGCGAAGGTGTCCGGCACGTCGTGGATCAGCACCCCGGCGGGGACCGCGCCGACCAACGTCGTCTCGACCAGCGTGCCGATCGCGAACTGGCGGTCCAGCGTCGAAACCGGCCTGCCCGGGTCGGCAACCACCCTCGGGTCCGTGCCGACCATCGGCGAGTGGTCGGTCAGCATCAAGCGCGAGCTGCAGGTCTACTTCACCGATGAGGGCTCCCAGAACCCGTACGTGATCGCCCGCGGCCCTCTCGACGCGACCGGATCCCTCGCCTACTCGGCGCCCGGTGACGAGACGCCGCTCGACCAGATGCTGCTCAACACGCAGCCCGACGTCCAGATCGCCATCAACAACGGCATGGACTCCACGAACCCGGCGTACATCGGGCTGACCGTCGCGATCGAGCAGGCCGCCCACACGAAGGTGAAGCCTGCCCGGTCCGCGGTCCTCGTTGCCTATGACGCGGACTGGCAGGCCGTCGCCAACGCCGTCAACACCGGCGGGACCGGCGGCCTCGGGCCGCTCACCGTCACCCTCACGAATGGCATTCCGACCTACTAGGAGATGATCCGTTGAAAGTTGATCTCGCCAACGGCAACTCGGCCGAGCTGCGCGACAAGCTCAAGGCGAAGGACAAGTTCAAGGTCCAGGAAGCCATCCAGATCAACATGTCCGGCGACATCTCGATGAGCATCATTACGCTCATGCGGACGACGCTGCTCACTCGGCTCCTGCAGTCCTGGACCCTCGACGCCCCTCTGCCCGGCACCCACTCCTGCGCGGAATGCGCCGGGTCCTCTGCGAAGTGGCACGAGCATGTCGCCGAGTACATCGGCGACACCCTCGACCTTGAGGACTACGAGGCACTTGAGGCGATCATCGAGCCGATCACCGACCGCATCATGGATGGCCCCCCAAACCCCAAAGGGCCGTCGTCCGGCTCACCGGCATCTTCGTAAGCCAGGGGAAACAGGATCTCCCGCTGCCGGAAGGCATGCCGTCCGAGCTGCTGACGAAACGGTTCTTCGCCGCGAAATACGGGTGGACGCCGGATCAAGTCGACGACGCGCCCCTCGACGTCCTCACATGGTTCCCGCTCATCGAAGAGGGCGTGGCACGGGCCGAGGAGCAGGAGCAGAAACGGGCCGAGCGTGAGGCCCGCACCACCCGGAGGTGACCCGTGCCGGACGAGGTAATCGTGGAAACGTCGGCGCTGCTGGGGCGGCTCCGGCAGATCAAAGTCGGCGCCGAGGACTGCGTGAAGCCCGCGGCCGAGGCGATGGCGGCCGTGGGGGAGCGGGCGATCAAGCAGGAACTCGCCACGTCCTCCCATGACCGGGGAACGCCGACCCCCTCCGGGCCGGGAGAGCCGCCGTCACTGGTCAGCGGCCAGCTGCGCCGCTCGGTGCGGATGACGAAGATCGAGAAGACCGGCGCCTGGGCGTGGACAGCGCACGTTGCCCCGACGACGGTGTACGCGCGGATCCAGGAGCTTGGCGGGTGGGCCGGGCGCGGCCACCGGTCCCACCTCCCGCCGCGGCCCTACGTCAAGCCCGCCGTGCTCAAGTCGGCGATGAAGGCCAGGGATGCGGCGATCGAGGTGTTCCGGATGAAGACGGGGACGTAGGCACGTCCTGCGCCCACTCCAGTCGGTAGTCCGGGTGGTCGCTGTAGGGCAGCGCGAGCAGCGTCAGTACATCCATTGCCGCGTCGGCACCTACGCCGTGGCACTTGCCGGCGCGGATCTCGTCCTCCGTGCTGCCGCCGCCCCACTCGCCGTCGATGACTGCCGCGTTCGCGAAGGCGTAGTCGAGCAGTCGCCGCTTCGCCGCGACCTCGCGGAGCACGCGGGCCGGGTCGTGCTGGCCCTCGTAGTGCGCCTCCCGCGCTGCGGCCTCGTCCTCGTCCAGCCGCGCGTTCACGAACGCGGTCAGGTCATCCATCCCGCCATCGTGACACACGGGGAGGTGGCCCCGTGGCCGACGAACTGCCTCCCGCAGTCGCGAAGTTCATCGCCGACACGTCCCAGTACACGGACCCGCTGCAGAAGGCGATCGACGCCACCGAGAAGTGGGGAGACCAGACCAACGAGTCGGCCCTGAAAGCCAAGCAGGCGATCCGGCAGGCGCAGGAGGCGGAGGACAAGGCGGCCCAGTCGGCGCGTGACGCCGAGAAGGCGATGGACTCCTACGCCAAGGGCGAGATGTCGGCGAAGGACGCGGCCGACGCGTACACGAAAGCCCAGTCGGATCAGGAGAAGGCGTCGCTGGCTGTGCAGCAGGCACAGAAGGCGGTCGCGACGGCGACGGAGGAGAACTCCAGGGCGCAGGACA